ATACTTCGTTTTCCCAAAAGAACTCAACTCAATAAATCCTCTGTCTGCAAGTTCTTTAATGTTTTTGTAAACTCTTTTAGGGATTGAAAAAAGCAACGGAAAATCATCTACCATTTTTGTTTCTGAATATTGATACCAAACAATGCCATCAACCGTAATTGTATTAGTCCACGTTGGCAATGTCATACACGCTGCAAGCGTTGTTGTTTGAACAATAGTCAGTTCATTTGCAACGGCGAATCTTTGGTCAATCAAAATATTGTAAGTCATAATTAAAAAAGAAAAGCCCCAATTAGAGCCGTTACACATCTAAAAGGGGCTTTGTAGCTAATTAGCAAACATCTTTCAATCGGTAACGGTCGATTGTTTTACGCCACAAATATAATACTTTTTTTTTATTCCAACAACTGTACGGGCTTAAATGCTTCTTTTACCGCAAACAAATTTTCCTCACTTTCGTTTGGAACAATCGTAACAACCGGATAACGGGAACGGTCGCCGGGCTTTTGAGAAACTGCAAATTGTACATTCATATCAAAGATAATTCCTTTTACAAATCCCTTTTCTTGCAATATTGCGTCGAATGTATCACGGATATTGGGTATTGTTGACGCTGTCCCCTTTGTCGTAAACTGCCAAACTCCGCCAACGCCACGCACCAACGGAATAATGAAAGTTACGGTTAACGTTACAATCCATCCGTCGCCGCCGTTTAATACGGCACGGTTGGGGTGCTTTTCCGCAACCCCCGCCATCAAATTGGGATAATCCTTTGTACTATATTGACAATATTGTTTTCCGTTCCATACAAAGAACGTTTCCCCGTCGCCGTATGCTATGCGTCGCCCGTCGTCGTCCCGGTATTCGTACATTTCATTGCAAACCTTTTCCGGGGCGTCGTCCGGGAAAACAATCTGTATTGTTTGCGGTTTCTCGCCGTATGCTTTCGTAAACAATCCTGCATACTTTCCGGTTGGTATAAAATAATCAACGCTTTTTGGGTATTCTTTGCCGTTTGCCGCCTTTTCCTTGTACCCTACTTTGATAAACCCCACACGTGGCAAAACAACACGTTGTATGCCGGTGGTTGGTCTGTTTATGTTTATACGTCCTTTCATAATCAAATATCAATTTCAGTATTCAACAAATCTTTCTTTGTCACGGGTTCCGGCTTTTTAGGCTGTTTTTCTTCGATTTTAGCCACTTTTTCTTTTTTTGGTGTAATTGTACGTTTTGCGGTTTTCTTTTCCTTGACGGGCTTGTTTTCCGCCGTTTTTGCCGTTTTTCGTGTGGTTCTCTTTTCCTCCGGTTCCGGTTGTGGTTCGGGTTCCGGGTCTTTCTTCAAATCCTCAACGGTAACGGCTTTTTCCGGTTCCGGCTTTTTCTTTTCCGCCGGGGCTTTGCTTTTAACAAGTTCCGCCAACGTCAGCGAAACAATATTGTTTGTCAAATCCGGTTCGTTATCCAATGATATTTCCCCGGAAACCGCCGTAAATGTATTATCCCGTTTTTCGTCCTCAATTGCTGCCAACTCCAAAAGATACGGGATTTTCTTTGCGTTCGGGCTGTCTGTTTGGTCTTTCAAATTGTACGTCGGTTTCTTTCGCCAATCTTTCGGGCTGAAATTGAAAACACGGTCAATCGGAATATCCGGGAAATTTTCGTTCCACATCATCGCATATAAATGCAACTGAATTTCCGCTTCTTCGTAAAATCCTTTGCGCCCGCTTTTGAAATCCACAATTGCGTTTATGTATTCTTTTGAACCGGGCTTTGATAACATCGTACACGGTAAATCAATCATTCCGGCGTAATTATGAACGGGGTGTACCAACGCAATTTCCACGGCTAACGGTTTAACGTCATAATCCAAAACAAATTGCGCAAATGCCAATATGTCCTTTTTGAAATCATCAGCGTAATAAATGAAATCGGCTGGCAATTTGTTGTTATCAATATAATCTTTTAATTTGGCTTTCAGTCCGTCCAAATCATAAACCCGGTTAATTATAAGTTCCTCAAATTGGGCGTGCATAAATGTACCATACGCCGCCCGTTCTGCTTTGTATCGTTCCGCCTCGTCAATACCTTTGTCGGCAATCCATTTAATCAGAAATTCCGATTTTGGCATTGTCTGCGATAATATGGTTGTAACTGACGGATAAAATTCCGGGGTTCCGTTGTCGTCAAACTTGTAATAATATCGGCGTCCTTTGCTGTTTAGCTGCCATACTTTATACGGCGGTTCGATTAATGCGCCATCAAAGAACATTGCCGTCATTTCCTCAACCGTCATGCCCGGCACAATTTCAAAAGCCCCGGCGGGCTGTTCTATTTCGACGGCATCCAATCCGGGGACAATCTGTTGTTCATCGTTTATTTCCGGGAATTTATCGGCGGGCAATTGTCCCATTGCTTCCGCCAACTTCTTAACCGCATTTACTGCGTTACCCATTGTGTTTGCAATACTTTTTTCCGGGTTTTCCGGCTGTTTCTTTTTCGCTCTCATGTTATTTGCTCTTTAATTCGTTAAACAATACATAAACCATTAATCCACACATTGCAGAAAACAAAAAATGGATATAATTCCAAAATCCGGCAATAAAACATATTACTCCGAAAATGCTAAATATCATTGCAAAAACCTTTGCTTGCCACGCATCGGAAAAGAAAACATCAACCATCTTTTCCATTTTTTCGATAAACTTCTTTTTCATGGTTTTAATCCTCCATTCCAAACAGATAATCGGCGGAACAACCGCACATTTCGCAAATTATTACTACCCATTCCGGGACAATCCTTTTGGTTGTCCCGTTGCAAAGATTTGTCATATTTACCTGCTGTGTGCTTTCGCTTGCACCCTCAAAAAGACGGGCGGCAATGTCTTTTTTCAAAACCTTTTTCCCGTTCGCCTCGGAACGGGCGATTGCTTCGTTTACTCTCAATCTTAATCCCATAACTTAAATTTTTTTGTTAATAACTTGGTTCGTTGCTCTCTTTGTATCCGCAATTGCGGCACGTTTTTTCCTCCCAAATTGGGCTATATTCCGGAGGCGTAATATATCCGTCCCCGCCTGTGCGCCTATATTCGCCGTCCGTAACTTCCATATCGCCGCCACATTCCGGGCAATCGCCATTACCGACCAAATCCAAATCCGGGATAATGGCGAAAACCTTTTTTACATACACGCCCAACGCCACAGATATGGACGTATAACATTGGGCGGTTTGTTCCTCGGTTATTTCCTCGCTGATTGCGTCGAAAACAGAACAACCCCAATTGTCGGGTATGTCCTCAATGATTTTGTTGTTGAGTAATTCCGAAACGATAATGTCGGATACCTGTTTGGCGGGTTTCCCGGAAAGGGTCGCCAACTCGTTTAATTCTTTGCTTTCTTTTACTCTCATATCTTTGCCGGGTATTCTCCCCGGTAGGTTTTATTTTTCTTCTTTATACAAAATTCCCTTATATGGTTTCCCGGTATCGACACTCTTTTTTATCAAATGTCTGTACATACCCCGCTTTTCCGCATCTATATAATTATCAAAACGAACACATTCTTTCCCGTCCGCTCCATATCCGACTATTTGGCAATTATATTTAATTTTATTTCGCCTTGCGGGTTTATAGTTCATATTTTCCTTTTGCGTACACCAACGTAAATTGTCTGCAAAATTATGATACTTAACCCCGTCGATATGGTCAACGTATGGTTTGTTTTCCGGGTTCGGGATGAAAGCCGCCGCAACTAATCGGCTAACTTGAAACTTCGTATTTACTCTGTTTTTTGATAAAGTAACACATAAACCGGACGTTGCGGGTTTACAAGGCGTCAAAATTATATTGCTATCTAATGACTTTATACGCCCGTAATTGCTTACTTCATATAACCCCTCATAGTCTTTTATTTCTTTCCAAATTTCCATACTACTAATTTTATTCTGCAAATATAGATATTATTTTTGGTTTTGCAAATGCAATAGTATCTCATTTATCTATTTTCCAAAAATATAATCTTTGTTTTGCGAAATCATTTTTGCCGGGTGCGTGGAATATCCTATTTTTAACCTACCTTTGCAATACCGCATTACCAAAAATAGCTCTCGGTTACTGCGTAAAATTCCCCCGGTGCATATTGATTTATGACGCCGGGGGGCTTTTTATTTCTTACTCTGATAATACAACCATTTGTAAATTTCGCCGTAATATCCGGTTTCCAATACTGCTTTTCGTATGGTCTTTGCGTCGTACTCTCCAAATGTTACGTACTCATATATTGACGGGTTTTCATGCAACGCAAATTCAAATGTTATGTCAATATATGCGTCGCCGACCTTGTTAAACGCATGGTCAATCGGTATTGGGACGTTTGTTTTTCCCTCACAATAAAGAATCCGTTCCGGGAACGCCTCGCAAAGTAAATGGGAATTTCGATAACATTCTTTCGGCTTTGGCTTAATTACGTGCCGTATGTAGTCCAATTCGTAATCCTCCAATACATCAGCCGCCGGAACTATTTTAACGGGCTTTGCGGCGTTTAATAAGTCTTGGAAATACGCTTTTTGTCTTTCGTGCAAAGGTAGTTCCAACATCATTTCAATTTTTTTTATTATTATACTTTCCATACAATTTGTTATTCCGTCCATTCCTCAATATACATTTCATACGCTTCTTGGCAACAACGCCCCTCACAACTTATATATCCATTTGGGACGCCGTGGGTTCCTTTTTCGTCATCATCCAAAGGACAATATAAACACAAATCGTCGCTTAAATCATCAGCGGTTTTTAATTTAGGGTTCTTTATTTGCCATATACCCAATAATAGGGTTGCAATTAATAATACAAAGAAAATTAATATTATCACATCCATATTTTAACCTTTCATTCTACCAACATAAGACAAATTCAATACATCGTACATTTGCCCCATAACGGCAAATTCTAACATTGCGTCGCTGTTTGCAACGTCGTTTATCCTCAACAATGGGTATTTGTTGCCGTAATCCGTAACGTACCCGTCCGGTTCAATGTCTGAATATATCCGGTCGTTGTCGCTGTTTTCAAAGTATTTATTTAGGCTTTGCAGAATATTGTTTTCCAAATATTCATTTCCCAATACTTCTTTTATTTTATCCTGCTTTCTTAATGCAAATCTCATAATATTTATAATTATGCCGGGGAACTCCCCGGCGTTGGTTATGCAATACGAATTAAATTAGCTTTTTTGAAACATCTGTATTCCTGCTTTTCTGTATCGAAATACGTTTGTACCGTGTCGGCGGGTTTCCGGGTTCCGGTTGTTGCCGGAATTGTTTCCGGGTTTGTGGTTCCGTATGCCTCACGCAATGAACCGTCTATTTTCTGAAAATAGAATTTTACTATTCGCTTTTTCATTTCGGCTTTTAGCTTCATGTTTAACCATGCACATTTTAAAGCCTCTGAAAGTTTGTAACCATTGCGTTTTACGAATTGCCACGCCAATTTGAAAATCTCACTTAATTTGTTTCTTTTTTCTGAACTCATACGAATTTGTATTTGGTTCCGGGAACCCGCCCGGTCGGTTATTATTTGCTATAAAATACTACTTTAATACCACGTCTTAGTTTGCACTCTATTTTGTCACCTTTACCGTTAAATGCTCGACGTATCATTTTGTTTGCCATTTCAATACCTACTAATTTAATCAGTCCGGAAACGCCAACTAACGTATTAATCTTTTTGCCGTCAACAATTCCGTTTACCTTAATACGAAAGTTCATGTTGATTTCCTTTGTTGTTCTTTCTAACCGTTGAATATTGAAACTGACATAATTTTAAATTTTAATGTTCGAGGAAAACGCCCCGTCGTTGTTGTTTGACAATGCAAATATACAACCTTTGTTTTAATTACCAAAAGAATTTCTTTTTATTTTTAGTAAAACGCATAAAAAAGATTCTTTTGGTTCAAAAGATAGTTATTTTTGGCGAATTTTCGATTAAAGCCACTTTCTTTGCTCCGATATATAATTTTACACTAGAATAAAAAAAAGCCCGCTACGGGGCTAAAAATGGGCAAAACGAAAAAAGCCGGGTAAAACCCGGCTAATCCTTGAAAACAATCTCTAATTATGTGGTCAAATGTAATTCGATACAAAGATAGTTATTTTTCTATCTCTATATATTCAACCCCCATTATTTTTGTATGCGGGTTCCTGCTGATAACATCAATTTCCCGGTTCTTTATTTTCTTGGTTTTCCAAAGGAACCCCAAAAACCGTTTATATTGTACGGTTGCAGCAACTAAAATGCTGTCACGGTTTACAAATGTCCCGGTAAACTCCCCGTCCGGCGTCGTGCATCCTTTTAATGAAAACCACGGGTCGGAAATATCAACGCATTTCAGAACAATTGTTGTCGTATCTCCGGGCAAATATACAATGCTGTCCCGGACGGTTCCCCGCAATTTGGTTATTGTTTCCATTTGTGCCGTTGTAACGGCTTCCAACTCCCGGTTCTTTGTCTGCAACGTCTTTATCAACTCCGCATCGCTCGCCCGGTATTTTTCAAACTCTGACAATTTCAGCTCCAAAACCCCAACTTTGGCGGCGTTCAAACTATCCTTTGTTTTGTACGTTTCGACGTCCTGCAACAATGTTTCTGTATTTCCCCGGTATCTGTTCCGTTCGTCCGTCAATTTTTCAATTTTCGTTCGTTGCACCCATATTGTTGCAACGGCGGCAACTACCATCGCAATTGCCGCCCAAATCAAATACTTTTTCATACAATTTTCTTTATTGCTTCAAAATGTACCTTTGCAATCCTTTCTTTTCCGTCGTCGCTCATCATAAAACGGCAATCCTTTTCATTATCAAAAAAGAAATTTTCAGATAATACCGCCGGGCAAACAGTATGTTTCAGAATATAAAATTGGCTTTCTTTGTCCGGGTCGCCGTCCACATAATCAAAACGCATTTTCCAACCATCCGGGGCAAACTCTTTTTCCGCCTCCTTACAAAGAACGGTTGCGATTGCATCCGCTTTCGTTTGTCCTACGCTTGTATAACATTCCCACCCGGTGCCGCCTCCGGCGTTCCCGTGAACGCTAAACAAAACGGCGTTGTTGCCGCAATCTGCATGGATAACGTTTGCACGTCGGCAACGTTCCGGTAATGATACGTCGTTGTCCTCCGGTACCAAAATTTCAAACTTTATTCCCTCCGCTTTCAACATCGCCGCAATACGGCGTACAATATCACGGTTAAACTCCCATTCTAACAATTGGGAACCGTCGCCCCAAATGGGGGAACGTTTTCCGGGGGTCTGCGAACCATGCCCGTTTTCAAGAATTATTGTTTTTTGATTCATAGAATAAAATGTTTTTATATGGTTTGTTTTTATTTATATATTTTCTTATTGTAACCCTGCTTATACTTGTTTTTTCTTCTGCTATTCTCATGGAACCATATCTTTTTTTTTCATTTGTAATTGTATTATACGCAATTACTCCTATTGATTTATTATGTTTTTCCCCTCTCTTTCCTAACCATGCTTTAACCGGATTCCTTTTTAGAACTCTGAAAGAATGAAATTGGTTTTCGCTATGGGTTACATATTCCAAATTATTAATGTTGTTATTTTCTTTATTCC